CGAAAAAAGGTGAAGAATTTAGGAACGATATGACCAATTTTGGTATATTAATGGAAATAAAAGGTATTGAATATCCATTAAAATGGAGTAGAGATGTAGTACAAAAATTACAATCAAATAATACAGGATTATATTACTCACCTAATAATACTCGTACACCAGCATTAACATCTGAAGGTACTACAGTATCATCAGTTCAAATTTCAAATTTAGACACATTTAAAGAATCAATGGGTGTATATGCTGATTATATTATTAACTTTATTGATGATATGAATAAAATATTTGATTTTGGTGATGATTGGGGTATGTACATTCCTGAAGTAAAATATCTTTCACCTGAACCATTAGTTAATTACGATAATTTATCCTTAACTGAATATCCAAATGTTCACTTTGTAGGTGATGCTTTAAGTGCTAGAGGCATTACAGTATCTGGTGCTCATGGAATTTATGTTGCTGAAAGTTTAATTAACCTCAATTAATTCATTATATTTAATTATAAATTAAGAACACAATATGGCTAAATTAGAACCTGTAAAAAAATTAAAAAAACCAGACGGAACTATTGTATATGTTTTAGATAGTAAAGTACATAATTGGGATGATGCAGCAGTTATTCATCCAAATGGTAAAAAAGAGTATTGGTTATTTGGATTCCAATATACTAAGGACGAATTTATGGATCGTAAGCGTGATGTAAATGGTATACCACCAGCAAAAGATCCAAAATATGATACACGTCTTTAACCAATATTTATATATATGAAAATAGGATTATGCGGAACAATGTCAGTTGGTAAAACAACATTAGTTAAAGCGTTAGCTAAAACTGATGAGTTCAAAAATTATAAAACAGCTACTGAGCGTAGTAAGTACTTAAGAGATTTAGGTATTCCATTAAATACTGATTCAACTATTAATGGTCAATTAGTATTTTTAGCTGAACGAGCTAGTGAATTACTACATAAAGATATCTTAACTGATAGAACAGTATGGGATGTATGTGCGTTTACTATGTTAGCTAAATCTATTGGTACTCATGACAAATCACAATTTGTAAATGCTGCAATGACATTAAGAGAACAATATGATATTGTATTTTATATTGAACCAGTTGGTGTTGAAATGGAAGATAATGGTGTAAGAGAAACAAATCTTGAATATAGAGCTGATATTAATCAAGAAATATTGCGTTTATTAGTGCTATTTCCACCTAAAAAATTAGTAATATTACATGGTCCAACTAAAGATCGTGTTAAGACTGTATTAGACGCTTTAAAATAAAATATTTATTAACATATAAACAATAAACATGGCAGACAATTTTGATTTAAAAAAATTCATTACAGAATCTAAACTTAAGATTAAGGTACCTGTAAAAGAAATGGCGCGTATTGCTAAAGAAAAATACAAACTTAACACAGAATTTCCAAATATTAAAGATAGAATTAAAAATCCAACTGGATATAAAGTTGATAGAAAACAACAAGTAATTAACTACTTTATTAAACAAGGTGAAGAACAAGGTATTGATCCAATGGAAGTAGAATTACTAAAAAGTGATATTGAGAAAAATTCAGCACCAGGTGTTAACTGGTCATTTACTCCAGATATTAGAACACAATTATTACAAGCAACATCTGTAAAACCATCAGCTGCTGCTGATGAAGAACCAGGTGAAGGTGACACATTCTTATCACCATCAGATGCTGAAGATTTATTTGTTGGTAAATCAAAACTTAAATCTAAAAAAGCTAAACCTGAAACTGGAGAAGAAGAAGGTCCATCTGAAAAAGATATAGCTAAAATTAAGAAAGCACCTATGACAGCTGTTGGTTCTAAAGCTGGTGAGTGGTTTTATGATAATGATGATTTAATTTCTAAAATTATTAGACGTTACGCTCAATCAAATATCAAAACAGGTCGTGTAGTTAAAGAAGCTGAAGATGGAGGTTTATCAAGTACTGACTTTAAAGCTGCTCAACAACGTTCTAAAGAAGCTGCTAAAGCTGCTTTACCTGATTTAGTGCAACAATTAGTTGATAAATTAGAAGAATTAAAAGCAGATGACTATGATGTTTACATTAAAGTATTAAACGATTTAGATAAATATAAATTTGGCGCTACTAACACTAAAGGTGTTATGAAACAAATTCTTAAAGCATTAGGTGAAGAAAAATTACCAGCGATAGGATCTAAACGTAAAACAAGTGACGAAGACGAACTTAAAAAACTAGGAATAGATGATGAACCAATCAAAATCGACGACGAAGAAGAGCTCTAAGGCTAAAGTAAAAAAAGTAGAACAAGAAATAACTACTTTTGTTAACGAAAATAAAGGTAAAGCTAAAATAGGTCTTTACGTTATTGGAGGTCTTATAGTATTATTTGGTATTATATGGTTAACAACACGTCAACCACAAATGCCAGCTGATATTAAAGCAACAATTGACTCATTAACAGCAGTTAATAAACAATTAATTGAACATCAAAAACAAATTGACAGTACAATTAATGCTTATGAAGCTGAAGTTGATAAAGTTGATTATGAGTTAGATCATATCAAAGAAAAAACAACTATTGTTCGTGAATATTACCATGAAGTAAGTCAACAAACTGAACAATATACTCCAACTCAAGTTGACTCTTTCTTTAAAAAAAGATATAATTACTAATGAAACACATTTTAATCATATTAGCATTTTTACCTTTATTTGCTAAAGCACAACAAGATACTATTAAAATACCAACACCTGTTGCTAAACAAATTGTTAAAGATTTAGTTAGTGGTGACAGTGCTAAAGCAGAGTTAAAATTATGTGGTGACAATATCACATTGTTAACTCAAAAGATAACTTTAAAAGATAGTATCATAGCTGGACATGAACAAAAAGGAATTTTATACGAACAACGTATTAAAAATGAACAAGCTAAATTTGATGCTCAAGCATTATGGGTTAAAGATTTGCAAAAACAAAATAAAAAACTTAAAGTAAAACTTAGATTTTTACAGGTAACTGGGACCGCTATTATTGGTGGATTAGCTTATCTATATTTTACAAAATAACCTTGCAATCCCATGCACTAAAGGTCTAACCCCGTAAGGTTAGGCCTTTTTTATATATTTATATACAACAGGTTATATATTATTAACGAATTCAACCATATATGGACGACGGTGATAGTAAAAAACAAAAAAATAAAACAATTAAAGACATACAAAGAGGTTTCTCTTATGTTAGCGATGTTCTTTCTCCCCTTTGGGTACGACGCTTTATTCAAATTGATAATGGATTTAAGTGGTTCATATTGGGTTGCAGATATCGTTTTCTATTCAATTTCAGGCTGTTTTTGGTTGTCCTATATCTTACTTTCGAGATATTTAAAAACTAAAGGTTAATGAGTGATCAACAAAATATTAAAGAAATAATCAAACAGGAGTTTGTTAAATGCGCTCAAGATCCTGTTTATTTTATGAAAAAATATTATTGGATTCAACACCCACAACGTGGACGTATCCAATTTAATTTATACCCATTCCAAGAGGGTGTATTACATCAATTTAAAAAACAAAAATATAGTATTGTAAATAAGTCAAGACAGTTAGGTATATCTACCTTATCATCAGCTTATTCACTTTGGTTAATGTTATTTAATAAAGATAAAAATATACTTTGTATCGCTACTAAGCAGGAAACAGCTAAGAACATGGTTACTAAAGTAAAGTTTGCTTATGATAACTTACCAAGTTGGTTGCAATTAAAAGCTATAGAAAATAATAAATTAAGTCTAAAACTAAGTAACGGATCTCAGATTAAAGCAATTGGTGCGACTGGCGACGCAGGTCGATCTGAAGCCGTATCATTATTGTTACTAGATGAGGCTGCCTTTATTGAGGGTATAGATGAGATTTTTGCTTCTGCTCAACAAACCTTAGCAACTGGTGGTCAATGTATTGCCATTTCTACTCCATATGGTACAGGTAATTGGTTTCATAGAACATTTATTGGCGCTGAAGAAGGTAAAAACGGATTTACAGCCATTAAATTACCTTGGACTGTACACCCAGAACGAAATCAAAAATGGAGAGATGAACAAGACGCTGTTCTAGGTCCTAGAAACGCCGCTCAAGAGTGTGATTGTGACTTTAGTACATCAGGTGACTCAGTAGTTGAACCAGACATTTTAAATTGGTACATACAAACATATCAGGCCGATCCAATAGATAAAGGAGGATTTGATGGTAACTTATGGCGTTGGGAATACCCAGACTATACAAGAAATTATATGGTTGTAGCCGACGTTGCTCGTGGAGATGGAAAAGACTATTCTGCATGTCATGTAATTGACATTGAAAACGCTAAACAAGTAGCAGAATATAAAGGACAAATTGGAATTCGTGACTACGGACACTTATTAGTAGCACTAGCAACAGAATATAATAACGCGCTATTAGCGATTGAAAATGCGAATATAGGTTGGGATACAGTACAGACGGTGATTGATAGAGGATATCAAAACATGTATTACTCAGCTAAATCAGATTCAGCTAATATAACTCAAGACAACTTCTACAACAGAAACGAAAATAATTTAGTTCCCGGTTTTACCAACTCACAAAAAACAAGACCACTTGTTGTTTCAAAATTAGAGTCTTATATGAGAGATCGTGCTTGTACTATTCAATCACGTCGACTATTAGAAGAATTAAGAACGTTTGTTTGGAAAAATGGTAAAGCACAAGCAACAGACGGCTATAATGACGACTTAGTAATGTCTTTTGGTATTGGTTTATTCTTACGCGACACCGCTTTAAGATTTAGTCAGTCTGCGATGGACTTGACTCGTGCTTCGCTTGGAGGTATAGGAAAGGTTTCATATATTTCGAATACATCATTTAACACACCACATTCACCAACAAATGATAATCCATGGAGTATGGATTTAGGTAATGGAGAAATGGAAAGTATTGGGTGGTTGCTTTAATAAATAAATATTTATAACATATACAAACATTATGGGATTATTTGACAATCTGAAACGGTTATTCTCTTCTGACGTAGTAATACGCAATGTGAACGACGAATTAAGAGTAATAGACACAGACCGTATCCAATCATTAGGTACATTACAAACAAATGCATTAGTAGATAGATTTACTAAGATTTATACAACATCAGGTGCTGGAATTTATAACGTAAATAACGTTTATAACTACCAAACATTAAGAGTACAACTATATACTGACTATGAATCTATGGATACAGATTCTATTGTAGCTTCTGCTTTAGATATTATAGCTGATGAATGTACACTTAAGAATGAACAACATGAAATGCTTCATATTCGTTCTAGTGATGAAAATATTCAAAAAATATTATACAACTTATTTTATGATGTATTAAACATTGAGTTTAACTTATGGAGTTGGACTCGTAACATGTGTAAATACGGAGACTTTTATTTAAAATTAGAAATAGCTGAGGAATTTGGTGTTTACAATGTAATCCCATTCTCAGCTTATTCTATTATACGTGAAGAAGGCACTAACCCGAAAAATCCAACATATGTTAGATTTAAATATGACCCAACAAGTGTATCAGGTATAACAGCACCTCAAACACAAGCCGCGTTAGGTACATCTACATCAGATATCTACTTTGAAAACTATGAAATGGCTCACTTCAGATTATTAAGTGATGTTAACTATTTACCTTATGGTCGTTCTTATTTAGAACCAGGCCGTAAAATATTCAAACAAATGGTTTTAATGGAGGATGCAATGTTGATACATCGTATTGTTAGAGCGCCTGAAAAACGTATTTTCTATATGAATGTTGGTGCTATACCACCGAATGAGGTAGAAGCATACATGCAGAAAACAGTACAAAAATTAAAAAAAGTACCGTTTGTAGATCCTCAAACTGGTCAATACAATCTTAAGTACAATATGATGAACATGATGGAAGATTTTTATATTCCTGTTCGTGGTAATGACCAATCAACTCGTATTGATACAACAAAAGGTTTAGAATATAATGGTATTGAGGACGTAAATTATTTAAGAGATAAATTATTTGCCGCGCTTAAAGTACCTAAAGCGTTTATGGGTTATGAGAAAGATTTAACTGGTAAAGCAACATTAGCTGCTGAAGACATTAGATTTGCTCGTACTGTTGAACGTATTCAAAGAATATTAATTAGTGAATTAACTAAAATTGCATTAGTTCACTTATACACTCAAGGCTACACTTCAGAACAATTAACAAATTTTGAATTATCATTAACTACACCATCAATTATCTATGATCAAGAACGTGTAGCATTAATGAAAGAAAAAGTTGATCTAGCGTCTCAAATTATGGAAAATAATTTGTTACCAACTGATTGGATCTATGATAATTTATTCCACTTCAGCTCAGATCAATATGATGAATATCGTGATTTAATAGTTCAAGATAAAGCTTACAAATTCAGATTAGCTCAAATCGAAAACGAAGGTAACGACCCAGCAGAAACAGGTCAAGTATATGGTACACCACATCAATTAGCATCAGCTTATGGTAAAGGTAGACCAGGTCTTGAAGGTGATGTGCCTGTAGGATATAATGAGAAAAATCCAAACGAACCAGTTCACTTAGTTGGTCGTCCTAAAGCATCTGTTTCAAATATTAATAGACAAGATAGTCCATTTGGTAAAGATAGAATTGGCGCTAAAACATATAGTACAGCGGGAGTTGATCAAGAAGATTCATATTCTAAAACACAATGGAAAGGCGGTTCACCACTAGCGTTGGAAACATATTTAAAAAACAAATCAATGTTTGAAAAATTGCCAACAACATCTCGTAAAACAACATTATTTGAACAAAGTGATTTATTAAACGAAGATAATATTCGTGAAGAAATTAAATAAATCATATATTTATAAGTAGTATCATCATACTAAAACTATGCGTGTAAAACATTCTAAATTTAGAAATACAGGGATCTTATTTGAATTGTTAGTTCGTCAAATAGCGGCTGACACACTAGCAAATAATGACCCTAAGGCTGTTAAAATCATTAAACGATTTTTTACTAATAGTGAATTAGCTAAAGAACATAAACTTTATCACACTATTATAACAGCTCCAAGATTAAGCGAAACAAAAGCTGAAACATTAATCTCAACTACGGTTGATATGGCTAAAAAGCTTGATAAAACTAAACTTGATAAAGAAAAATACAATCTTATCAAAGAAATTAAAAAACAATACGATCTTGAAACTTTTTTCCAATCTAAAATATCAAACTACAAAGTATTAGCATCAGCTTATACATTGTTTGAAGCAGCAATGGTTGATAAGTTTATTGAACCTAAGTTAATTATTATAAATAAAATAACTTTACTTGAACATATCACTAAAAAACCATTAACTGAAACTAAAGTTCAAAGTAGTATTGATAAAGAATTAAGCGGCGAAAGTAAAGAAGTAAGATTACTTGCTTATAGAATGTTAATTGAGAAATTTAACAACAAATACTCAGTTTTAAACAATCGCCAAAAATTAGTATTAAAAGAATACATCAATAAACAATCTGACCCAGCTCAGTTAAAAGAATTCATCAATTCAAGTCTAATAAACGTTAAAAACGAGTTAAATGAATTGAAAAGTAAAATAGACGACAAGGTAACAGAAATTAAATTAAACGAAGTTATAAGTTTAATTAACCCAATCCCATCTAAGTCAACTGTTAAAGACGAACACGTTATATCTTTGTTACAATATTTCCAATTAACTGAAGAAATTAAGAAAGTGAAATAATGGAATTAAGCATAGAAAATAAAATATTAAATGAACATATGTTACAAGAAGCTTTCTTGGACAGTGTTAGAGACTATGCTAATGAAAAATATAACCAAGTAATTACTAAAATTAATGATTGGAAAGACGCTGCTGCTATTATAGGTAAAGTAATATCAAATTCTACAATATTAGATCGTTTTTCAGATAATGTTTGGTATGATTTTAAAAGAAATATATTATCAAAATTAATAGCTTTTTTAGAAAAAATAGGTTTAAAAGATTTAATTAACCAAATAAATATTGTTGTTAATAAAATTACTAATCTTAAAGGTTGGCAAAAATTTTTAGCAGCTACTGGAATAGGAGCTATAGCGAACTATATTCTAGAAAAAATGACAACATTTTCCCCATCTGCTATTAGAACTTTTATTGGTTCTTATTTATCAGATAGTGGGTTAAAAAATATTATTTCTAAATTAACAGATTTTAAATCTTATTTAGGTTGGTTACAACCAATTATTAAAGGAGTTGATATGTTATATAGTGTTTTAAAATCAACTATTAATAAATTTAAATCAAATAACCAACTGTTTTCACAATCTGTTAATCTTATAAAAAAAGAAAATATGTTACCTAAAGATAAAAAAATAGTTCTTAAACTTAAGAAAGAAATATCAGTAACTGGCACTGGTGCATCTGTTACTCCAGGTATAAACTCAGGTGTTGCTACAAAATGTTCTTTTGGTAAAACTAATAAGTCAAAACCAAAAGGATGGACAGATGCTCCATCAATCCCTAATCGTAAATCTAAAGCTATGGATTATAAAGAATTATGGGAAGATTTTAAAGTAGGAGATAAAGTAACTTACCTAGGACACCCAGGTGAAATTACCGCTGTTAATAAAGAAATGAGTGGTGATATTACTTATAATGTTTCTTATGATAAAGGAAATGGTAAAAC